TAACGTTTACAACAGTTCTTCTACGTGGATAGTAGAGTGAAGGATAGTTCACGATACGATAGAAACCGGCACCACCAATAGCACCAGGAGCGGTAGCCAATGGGTTTGAAGCGGTTAATAACGTAAAACTTGTGTTTACCACAACAGCACCAACAACAAAATCGATACCATTGATATCAGTTTGTGCAGTGTTGCTTAAACGAACAACAGAACCAACTGAAAGACCTGCTGTAGAAGCAGTACTTACAACTGGACGTGTTACGTTAGTAGAAGCAGTTGTTGCAACTGGATTACCCACAAGTGGACCTGAACCAGCTTGTTGACCTGATGGATCATAGATGGTAAAACCACCTGATACCAAACGATCACCAACAAAGGTAGCGGCACCATTTGCATAGTATTTAACAAATGCAGATCCTGGCGCCATGCCACGTTGCCAGAAGTATTCAACACCAGTAAATGCGTTAGCAGTACCATTAAAGTAAGCAGCGCTATTACCAGCTGTACCAGCTTGTGTAAAGTTTCTTACTGCAACCCAATCAGCAGCTGAAGGGATAGCAATGATTTGATTATTGGCTTGAGCAGCTTCAGCATTACCTGGATTTGGGTTAGCAAGTCCATTAAAGTTAGCTAAAAAGATGCCTTGGCCTAATATAGTTCCGTCCATATCATCTCCCTTATGCTAATGTGCAACGTAAGTTTAACAACCATTGGTCGTTAAATATTCTTGGTACCATAGCTGATTTCCAACCTACTGTTACGTTTTGTGCTAATGGACCAGAATAGATTGCTGGACGATAGACAAAGGTAGATGTATAGCCATCTTGACGCACAATACCGTATGCTTGCATACCAACAATGAAGTTGTTATATACAGTCGCAGCAGCAGATGAGCCGTTAGCAAGGAAAGGTGAGATGCTTGATACGAGCCATCTTACGTTACCCGTGCTACCCCATTCTGATTCTAAAACGTTACGGTTGTTAGGATAGTTAGCTTCACTAATGAAACCACTAACATTATCAAGACCACGTGATCCGGTCATATCGGTGTTTGTTAGACCGAAGTATGAACGACGTACTGGACCTGTCATATCTGTTACTTTTGTGACCTATTTCTAGGCGGGGACTTTCTCAACTTATCCCTCACTAGGTTATCCCTAATGTTCAGAGCACCGCATCTCACACTTTCTGTGAGTCTTCTCGCTTGCTACGTTCAGGCTGATTATGCATGCAGATAATGAGATATTCTGGTCGTTCTTTTAAAAACGTAACAGTATATTCATATCTTTCATCTATGTTCATCATTCTCCAGTTTGGTGATTGTCTTTTACATATGTGATAAATATAATCACAACAAACCAAACAATTTAATAATTTTTCAATTCTAGTATGAATATCTTGCATAATCTTGCCCCTTGTTGCCGGTTAACTAAACGCTACTTCGGTTTCCAAGTCTATCAGAGAAGATTTTACTTCGGCACATAGTTTACCGAATTTGTTTTCGCCGGTTATTTCGTCCATGATTGTATACGCATTAGCAGACAATAAAGTTGTTACTGCAGTATCAATATCTGAACGAGTCATTTCGGTAGGCACATCGCCATTAAATCCACCAACGCAGTTAATAAATGCAGCTGTTGAGCTTAACATATCACTGGTTAGTTGATCTTCTGTTTGGCGGAGCGATACACCTAATCTTATTGCAGCTTCGTTTAGAACCATTCTGTTACTTTTGTGACCTGCTGCTAGGCGGGCAAACCTCTTCGGATTCACCTCACGATCTTATCGAATCGTGGTCAGACTATCGCACCCCATTTCTGGGTCTTTTCACTTAGTCGTTCAGCCTGGACAAATAGTTTTGTTTCGTTTATAATTACATAGTAATACTGATTAAATAAACCATTTATACTAAAAGGTAATTCATGAAAGAACGAAGACAATACTATAAGAGATCTTTGGATTACATTCCAACTCAATATAGACCAGTAGATCTGGCTTACATGGCTGGCATAGTTGATGGAGAAGGTTGTTTCTTTATGTGTAAGTTGCCCAAAAAAGAAGGGGATGGTTATACCACCGAACATTATAGAGGGCTTCTTAAAATTGATAATACCGATATAAGATTGCTTGATTGGATCGATAATACATTCAGCGGAACTTCTTCCGCAAGATGCCGATCTACTTCTAGCAGGAAGTTTGAAAGAGAAGTATTCACTTGGAATGCAACTGGTGACAGATTGCTTGATCTCTGTGAACAAATTCTTCCTTACTTGATTATCAAAAAAGAACAATGCGAGATCATGATTAGATTTAGAAAAACCTACACGGCAAAGCTGGGAAGCAATAAACTCTCTAAAGAGACTATTGAAGCTCGTCAGACTTGTCTTGAGGAAATTCGTAAACTTAATTCTCGCTGGCATCTTCATCCTTTAAAAGGTAATCCTATGATCTAATTCCTTGGCCCCTGTTACCGGCTCTTACGCTACGGCTTCCAAGTCAATCAGAAAAGATTTATAGACCCCGTTCTGGATTTTATTACAAATAGGGTCTTGATTTTGCAAAGTGACCTGTTCATTAATTGCAATATAAGTTCCATAGAAACTCATTTTTGCGTCTATCTGTAATATTACTTGTATACCATTTTTAGATGGCGGGTAGACATTTCTGCTACCTCCACGTCTTTCGATCGTGGGTTGGACTATCGCATGATCTTTCGATCTCTCAGGGTTTAGTCTCTCAGCCTGCACGTTTCCTGCTTGGCCCTTGTTACCAGTTAGCAAAATGCCACTTCGGACTTCAAGTCAATTACCCAAGATTTAATGTGGACATAGAGTCTATCCACAGCGGTTAAATTTTGTGGTGGAGGAGTTATTCCGGAATTACCCAATGGAACCAACGCTGGTTGCAATGGATTATAACGACGCCATCTTTCCGTGGTACCACCATTTCTTTGCATTTCCATCTTCATAGCTGGGATCGCATAGATAAAGTTTGGTACTGGGACGGCTAATAACTTTTTGTTGAACGACGCCTGTATAGGAGCCGGCAACGAGGAAGTTGTAGTAATAGACATATTCGTCCTTAGAGAAAACTTTTATATTTTTGACTCTAAGCTCGGCGAGACTTAACGATTACAGCCTGATTAGGGGGGTGAGTCCTCGATTACAACCCGTTAGGTTTGAGGTGAGTGAATTCTCTATTTGCGACTCAATGACAGGCTACAATGGATGTGTTTCGTTGGCAAATATTATAGATCCCCAAAGATATCCAATATATCTGTTAATGGTTCTGGTTTATCTACTTGTGATATTAACATGAGCATATCTATATTACTCACACAATCAATACATCGTGGGTTATATGGATGTGAGCATGTTGGTATTATATCTTCCATTACATTTCCTTTTTAGATTCATTGCTTTTTTGATTGCCCCAAAGTTCTTTCCAACGCCATGTATGATTGCTTAGGCATGGAAAAGTCCAGCAATCCCTCATTCCTGTTTCCATGTCCACACCTTCGCACTTTCTGGTATGTAATATTCTCGTCCATTCATCTAAGAACTCTTGATCTGTCACTATACTTCCTAATTTATGGAGCGCTGGCCAGAAATACCGCTCGTAAATCAGACCAGGCACGTAGAAAAAAAGCCTTACTTATTATCAAATATAGATTTAGGAGCTGTAGGTAAATCTGGAATATAGATCCAATAATGTACCGGCCATGAAGGTTCACCATTGCCCATAATAAAAATATTCTTACTGTTATACCACGCATAATTAATTCTATCCTTAACCTCTATATTTTCATCAATATAGTAGCCAAGTACTAAAACAAATTCACCACAACGTGGTTCAACATTTTTAAGTTTATTCCAGTGTATTATTTCATCGATATTCATTTAGTTCCTAATAAGTATTATGTCTTGCATACTGCTTCATTTCAGCCCATATAGCCTTCTTTTCCTCGTCTGATGAAATACTATTACCCATAAAGTTTGATGCTTTGGTAATAGGCGTATCACCACCTTGAGGGGATATGGTTGATGCAGATTTTGGTTTTGATTGATTACGAGCAATATTACTTGATTGAACGATTTGATTTAATGCATTAGATGGTTTTTTATAGATACCCTTTGCAATAATCATTTCATGTGCCGCCGCGCCAACCGTATATATATCATTCGAAGCAACAACAGAATTATAAAGCACAGGATACTCGTACTTAAGGCGTTCAATGTTCTCATTAGATACTACTTCGTTTATATCTGGATAATCTGCCTGTAACCGTTGCTGCCCATGAGCTATTGCAGATTGTTGTTTAGCTGCGGCAGTTTCTTGTTCAGATTTAGC